TGTAGGTGCTGGCTCTTCATAAGGTGGAATGGAGTCAAGTTCTTGTTGGACTGCAACTAATTCCTCCTGTTTTGTTATTACATCCTGAGATGCTACTTCAATTATACCTGCTTTTTCTGTTTGAACTAACAAAGATGACTCATAATCCTGTTGTAGTTTGTCCCTATCTGATATTGCAAATAACAAAGTAGATTCTTTTTCATTCAAATCAATTTGTGCTATGCCTATTGGTATTAGCAATGCAGAGTCATTAATTAGTAGTGCATTGGCATCCTCATCTGGAATAACTATAACTATATCTTCTTTTCTGTATCTAGTTTCTTCTCTAAATAAATTAATCTCATCATATACAGTTACTTCATCGTAAATTGTTTCCTCTGTGTACACAGTTACTTCTTGATATTTTACAACTGGCTGATAGATTGTTTCTGTTACTGTTGTTTCTCCAAACCAAGATGCAGGAATAATTTGCATGTTGTCACCAGAAATTTTTGAATAAAGTTGTACCCATGCTCCACCACCATTTTCATAATAGTATAAAGTGGTAGGATAAAATATACCTGCTCTAATCCATACTTCTTGGGAGGTGCTACCACCTCCGCCTTTGTCACGCCAATCATTGATAAGGCTCATACCAGCAATAGTTAATTTAACTCCGTCATCTCCTGGAGCATAAAAACTATACCATCCATCTTGTGGAACCATTAGGTTTCCTTCAAACTTAACTAAAACGTCTTCAGTCTTTCCAGAATTTAAAACTTGACCTCCACCCCATTGGAAATCAATGTTTGGTACGTTTTGAGTGGCTAACGGTGTCTCTTGTTCTGTTGGAAGTGGTGGGGCATTATTGTATCCCTGTCTATTATATGAAATTGCTGTAAGTCCACCTGGAACTACCCTTGTAATTTCAATTGGCTCATAGTCCAAATAAGATTGTAGTTCTGTATGAGGCACAAGGATTGTTCTTGGAACTAACTCTGTTCTTGGAACTAATTCTGTATAAGGAACTTGAACTGTATAGGGAACATCAATAGTCTGTGTAATTTCTTTGTCAGGTCTCACCCAGTTAGGGTCTAAAATTAATTTTGTATTGTAATCATCTTTAGCCAAATCTAAACTTGCTTGTGCTTTAGTTACAAGTAGTTCTTTATTCTGTACATCTATAATTTTGTTATCTAGGATTGTTTTATTTGACTCTACTATAGCATCAATGGTAGATTTATTATCTAATGCTACTTGATATGTTTCTTGAGCAAGAGTTAGTTTACTTTGAGCAGCATCAACTTTGCCTTGGGCTTCTGCAACTACTGCATCATACTCAGCCTTTGTTTCCGCAGAGGCTGTTGATGGAAAAAATAGACAGGAAAAGGCTAATAGTATTGCTAATAAAAATCTTTGGGGTTTATTAATTTGTAGTCTCCTTGTTGGGAATGTCCAACAAAACTATTATACCACTACATTATATTTATGTTGAACTGTTTAAAGTATGCATCTAAATCTTTTTGCTCTGGTTTATTGCGTTGAATGATATTACGCTTGTCAAACTCATGCATTTCTTCCGTTGGTTTTCTGTCACGAAATGTATGTATTTCTACCATCTGATTCATGTCTTTTACAGTGTGAGAGATAGCACCAAAGATAGCACCGCATACAGCATCTGCAAGGTCCTTAGAGGACTTTCTAGGGTGGTCTACACGATTACCCCTCATAATTTTTAATTCTGTTAATTCTTCAAACAGCAACTCTATGGCTGGCATAGCAAGTCTTTCTTCGTAAACAAGCATAGCCATATCTTCATAGTGTTTCTTGGCAACAGATACAGTCTCAGTCTTTATACCAACAGACTTTAATTCATTTTGAATATCAAACGATTGCCAACGGTCAAACGATACCATACCCAAATCAAATCCAAGTCTCCTCAAGTTCTGAATCCATTGCTTTACCTCTGAAAGGTTAACAGGACCTTCAACTTTTGGTTCCCAATATACTACTGCATCTACCACTACGATAGGCATTACTTGGGCATAATCTTTAACTACCTGCACATTTACCCATTTTTCAACGTGAGCAATAGCCACAGCACATTTGTCGTGGCGTTGTGCAAGGTCAGCATGGACAAAGTATTTTTTATCTGGGTCTGGTTTAAATGATTCCATAAAACTTTTATTAGAATCAATGGGGTTTACAATTGTCATACAAGCACGAACTTTTTCCTGTTGCTTAAAGAAAGCGTCAGAGGCGTAGGTGGGGACACAAGCAAAACGCATCATGGCATCTCCCAGGTCTGTATAGAACGCTAATTTAAAGTCATCAATTTTACGAGTAGGATTTACCACCCATGTAGGTCTTTTAATAGCAAACATTCCTGGAAATTTATAAGACAAAATATTATCTTCTTCCCATTCAATATCTAGGCTATTTCCATCTGCATCTTCTGGCAAATCTGCATTCATAATAAACTTATGTTTCTTTATTACCACTTCTTTTTCGGCAATAACTGAGTCATACCTTTGGCTAATAAAGTCCCCAGGATAGCGTGGAAAAGAAAGTAGTGCTACTTTGCCTAAGTCTGGAAAACGACTGTCTACGGAGGCACGGAAGGCTTTATAGATGTTGTCTGCGGTTTTTCCTTGGTCATTTCCAGTTCCAACTTCATTAGCAAAACCAGAAATTTCATCCAGCACTGCCAGAATAAGGTTTAGACCTTCGTGAGACTCTCGTTCTGAGTGTCCAGAATAAACAGTAATAGCATTATTAAACTCAATGCTATCTACTTTTGCATAATATTTACCAGCGAACCAAGGTGAACGCTCAATTTTGTTTTTGAAGCCCTTAAAAAAAACGTTCTTAGCCTGTTGTGCGTTAACAGCAATGTTGATAATATCAATAGCGTCTCCAGTAGGTTTGCCAAAATAACGAGCAGGGTCTTTAAGACAAAGTAATTTATAAACAATATAGGAACAAGCGACAGTAGAAACAAAATCCTTACCAGAACCTTTTCCAAGTTGTAGGATTACTTCATTCTTTGTATATTTTTTGTAGTATCTACGACCTTCTTCTTCACCAAGTAGTTCTATAACCTCTTCTAGTCTATAAATTTGTGACATTGCTTCAACAATGTCATACTGAATTTGAGATAGTGGTGGCTGTTGCAAATAGTCTTCACCTTCAACAAATGTTTTAACATCTACTGGTATCTCTGCAAAAACGTTGCTCTTTAGTACCTCAAGAAAATCATTGAACATTGACAATGGTTATAACCTCTTGCTCTTTTGATACCTGCGAAAGCCTACGCATAATCTCGTCACGAATCTGTGGATACTCACTTGCAATATCTCTAAGAATACCAACAAGTACATCTTGTTTGTGTTCAATGTTTAGCATCTCTTCTGCCAGTTCTTTATTCTCAAGTAGACCAGCCTTTTGTAGCATGTCTATACGTTTGCTTTCAATATCCATAACAAGTTTAATTGCGGCAGTCTTGGCACCAAGATTAGCAACAGTGGTAGCATCATCCATAACTTCGTATGCTTTACTAATTAGTTTGTTATAGTGTGTGTCTGCACCAACCAATGCTTCCTTTGCCCTAGCACGAATAGCAGCATTGTCAGAAGCCATTACACGCCACTGATTAATGTGGGCTACAACTTTTTGACGTGGTAGTGCAAGTGCTTTAGAAATTTGGGTAGGTTCTTCACCTTGGAGGTACTTCTCCACAACCTTATTCATCTCATCAAGATGTTCAACCGTTAATTCTTCAATCGACATTTTTCTTTGGTCTTCCTCGTTTTGTTGGAATTCTTTTTATCCTATCTGGAGTAAAAGAACGCCATATAGTAGGCTTTGCTTTTTGCATTTCAAAGCAGTCTACCCAAACTTTACCAGTTTCTGTATTGGTAACAAGACTTTCAAACATAAACTTTACGCCATGTTCCCCATCTATCTTAATGATATCACCTTTAGCAATAGTAAAATTGCCGATTTCTAGGCTATCTTCTTTGTCAAATTTTGTTTGAATTTGTTTAACTAATTTTACTTTTTTCATCTTTTTGACTTCCTTAACTTAAACTTGGCTAAATAAACATAGACTGTTTCTACGCTAGTGCCACACTCTAAAGCAATTTGCTCTGGAGTTTTTTTATCTACATGGAATCTTTTGCGAAGCCACGCCTCATTGGTATAAAATTTATTAGCCATCAGTATCCAAACGCCTTGTCCCAATTTTTTAAAGCCCAATGACCAATAGCACAAGCATCTGCAACATCGTCATCATCTAATTGTTTATCATAGTTTATATTAACAAAATTAATTGTTTTTTGTTTTCGAATACTTCGTTCTTCATTCTTAAACCAAGACACAGATTTTCCTGGATTCTTTTTCTGTATCTCGTGTTTTTCTTCTTTGGTTATCTTCTTGTTGCCAATAAAGTTCTGCCATGTCATAGGTGAGACTGAGCCAATCCTCTTTACCCCAGCCATAGATGCAGCACCAAGCAATGCTCCCTGAACCATAGCCAACTGAGCGGCAGTCTTAGGACTGTTCATAAAGACTGTGTGTTCAATTATAATAGTATCAAAATCAAACTTATCAAAGAAGGCTTTTGTTTTCTTAGCAGCATCCATAACCTTGTCATAGGTAGACACGCCCTCAAACTTAATCTTGCCACAAGCAATAATTTTATTATCGTCAAAGATGGCAAACGCTAGGCTGTTTGTGCTGGCATCAATAGCACAGAATCGTTTTGGTTTTTTAGTCAAGTTTAGTTTTACCATTTAGGATATCCTTAATCTCTTTAAGAGTGTCTTTAACGTCATCTGGATTTACCTCACAATTTTGACAAATAGTTTCCTCGGTGTAGATTGACAATTGTTTGTTACAAGATTTACAAAGTCTGACTTTTCCAACACGCTTCTTTACCTTATCCTTTAAATATTTTTCAGCAATCTTTTCTCTAGTTGCTTGTTCCCTGCATTCAGCAGAGCAGTATATCTGATAAGATAGTTTAGTTTGAAATTGCTTATCGCACCAATTACAGTGTTTGTTCTTCATTTAAAGGCTCCAGAGATTTAATTTTTATCTCTCCAGAACCTGCAGAAGCACAAGCCGCTTGTATAGGGCATGT